TAAATAAAGGATTAGTAACCGTAAGTTGTAAACGCTCAAGAAACGCACCATTTGAAAACTTTAGTTTTAAAGTAAATAATTTTGGATTGCCACAAGTTGAAGGAGCATTTTATGACCCATTAAAAGACATATTTTAATTATGACACCAAAAGAGAAAGCAGAAGAATTAGTAGATAAATTTGAAAACTATTCATTTATGGATATTGATGCAAGAATATCATCATTTGAATCAGCTAAACAATGTGCATTAATAGCAGTTGATGAGATAATAGAATCTTGTATACGAAAATTTGAATGGTATTGGATAGAAGTTAAACAAGAAATAGAAAAGTTATGAAAACAACAATTAAAAACCATTTAGAAGAATTACAAGTTTCAAACGAAAGAATGTTACTTTACCATTCAGATAATAAAATGTTAATAAGTTTTTTTAAAGATTTAAAAGAAAAACTTGTATATTTACAAGAATTAACAGATATGGAAGCAAGATATAATTTAACTCCTATAGCTGATTGTATTGAAGAACTATTAGAAGTTGATTCTGAATTAACACATATTTATTTTTCAATTCAATTAAAGGAAGTAATATCTGAAAAGAAAGTAGCAAAAGTAAACGCAAAATTATTTTAATATGATAACATTAACTTTAGGTTTTATTTTATTTACTGCATTTATAATAGCACAATTTTACGATTGTGAAATAATTATAAATCCAATTAAAGGTGTAATGCTCGGGGCATTGTACAACGATGATGAATTTGATGACGAAACAGAACACACTATACAGGTTCTAATATTAATAATATCATTTTCATTTATATGGACAACTTCAACTGGCTGGAACAAGTAGCAAAACACCATAAAGAATGGATTGAAATTATCAATAAATTTGGTGAATATGATTATGCTGAAGATATAGTTCAGGAGAGTTATATAGCATTAATAAAATATGCTGATGCTTCTAAACTTATTGACTCAAATGGTAAAGTTAGAAAAGGTTATATGTTCTTTACTTTAAAATCTTTGTTTTTTCAGTTTTATAATAAAAAAATGAAAATAACAAAAGTACCTATTGATGGATGTTGGGAATTATTTGATGATTCAAACATAGAAGAACACAAGGCATATAATGATATATGTATGTTAATTGATGATGAATTAGAAAACTGGCACTGGTATGACCGTAAACTATTTAAACTTTATAGAGATACTGATATGAGTATGAGGGATATTTCAAGTGAAACTAATATAAGTTTAATATCTATATTCCATTCAATAAAAAATTACAAAGAAATATTAAGTACTAAATTTCAAAAAGATTACCAAGACTATATTAATAACGATTATAATAACATATATTAATGGAACAAAGCAAATCACAAATTATAATAAGACTTCTTAAACAAATTTATTCATTAATTGATGAAGTATGTTATTTAAAAGAAAAAGTAGAAGAATTAGAAAAGCACAAATTAGAAAATCCTGATTCTTACGAAATTGCTTTTAATTTTGATATAGTTGTAAAAGAAAATAAAAATTTAGTTAATACAATAGAAAATTTAAGAAACGAATTAAAAATTTTAAGAAATGGCAAAAAGTAGAAAATCAGCAGGATTAGGAGATTCAATAGAAAAACTAACCGAAGTAACAGGAATTAAAAAAGTAGTTGAAATGTTCAGCGAAGCAACAGGTATTGATTGCGGATGTGATGAAAGAAAAGAAAAGTTAAATAATTTATTTCCATATAACAGAAATATAAATTGTTTAAATGAATCAGATTATAATAAACTTACAAAGTATTTATCTGCACAACAAACTACTTTAACTGCAATAGAACAACAAGAAGTATCAGACATCTATTTTAACGTATTTAACTATCGTTTACAGATAAGTTCTTGTGCAAGTTGTTGGAAAGGCAAGCTTGATGAATTAAGAAGAGTTTATAACGAATATAAAATATAATGGAAGTAAACGCAATACAGCAAGAATATTTAAAATCAGTAATATTAAGTCAATTACTGTTAGAATCAAATGAGAATTTATTTTTTACACAACAATACAAGCAACAAATTAAACACAAAATAAATAGTTTAAATAAAGACTTGGAAGAAATAGTAAGAAACGAATTTAAAATAATATACAATACAGACCCTGAAACAACAACTAATATATTAAGAAGCATAGAAGAAATAGTTTCTAAACTGCAAACAAGTTCATTAGATGAATTAGTATTTATAAATGCAGTAATAGACAAATACAAAGAAAACAGTGAATGGTTTACTGAATATGCAGAAACAGAATTTTTAAAATTAGATTGATGCTAACAATAACAAACGAGGATAATATGTTGCTTATGGCCAGATATCCTGATAACTATTTTGATTTAGCAATAGTAGACCCTCCTTATGGTATTAATGCAGATATTAAAAACAATGGATTTAATGGAGCTAATCACGAAAGAACATCATTAGCAAAATTAACTAAGTATAAAAAAACAAATTGGGATAATGCAATTCCTAATGATGAATATTTTATAGAATTAAAAAGAGTATCAAAAAAACAAATTGTTTGGGGTGCTAACTTTTTTGGATTAAAAGGAGGTTATTTATATTGGCATAAAAATGTAACAATGCCTACTTATAGTACAGGAGAATTAGCTTGGTTAAGTTGGTTAAATAAATTGGATTTTGTAAACATAACTTGGCACGGAATGCTTCAACAAGATATGCAAAACAAAGAAATACGCATTCATCAAACACAAAAACCTGTAGCACTTTACAAATGGATATTAGATAAATACGCAAAGCAAGGAGATAAAATTTTAGATACACATTTAGGTTCTGGAAGCATTGCAATAGCTTGTCACGATTATAAATATGAATTAACTGCTTGTGAATTAGATAAAGAATACTTTGATAAAGCAATGGAACGAATTACAAATCATACTAACCAAACTAAATTATTTTAAAATGAAATTAACTTACACATCTTACGGAAAAACATCAACAATAGAAACAGAAAATGATGACATTGATATTGATGAATTAGGGCAAATGCTTTATCATTTATGTTTAACACAAACTTGGTCACCTGTAATATTAAAATCAATATTTAAAAAGGATGTTACAAATGGCTAAAAAGCAATCAGAAAAGTATTCTCCAAAAGAAGATGAAATACAAGCTATGAGATTGTGTTGGAAGAATGATTTAGCTTATGTTATACAACCAATTAAAGATTCAACTAAATACAATGTAATTAAATTTCAAATATCGAATAATTTAGAATTGCATTTTTTAAAAGATAATAATATAAATGTTGAATTTACAGAATATGAAGCATCTAAAAAGGTTATGGAATTATACACACAACATTCTAAAAGATTTAGTAAATGAAAGATAGTATAGTAGAATCAGTTATAGAGCAATTTAAACAACGTTCTGAAGTAGGTAAAGTTAAATATGGTATAACATTAGACAGAACAGATTTAACACGCTTACAATGGCTAAATCACGCTCAACAAGAAGCAATGGATATGATATTATATTTAGAAAAATTAAAAAGTTATGAAAGATAAATATATTATTGGTCAATATATTATAGATTATATTCCAATTAGATTATTAAATAAAATTACAATAAAAGATGTTTATGAATGGAGAGAATTTTTATTTATTCATAACATATTTGAATTAAAAGATATATATGTATATTTAGATAATAAATTAAAACAATATGACAAAGAGTAAACAATCAGCATTACAAAGAATCCAACGTATAATGAAATTCAATTATAACAGGGGATTAAACTCGGAAAGAGTTAATGAAATATACCGTAAAATAATAAATGAAAAGCTATCCGTAAAAAGATAGTTTTTTTTTATGTTAATTTTATGTTAAAATGTTTTTTATAAACAAATAATGTTTATATTTGTACTCAGATAACAACAACGAAGTTATTATCTTAATTTTTTTTTATTATGGGATTACATTATGTTATTTTCGATGGTTCTTCTGCTTATGTTACTGATGAGCAAGATATGTTAAATATCACTTCTAAAGACAGAGATGTTGAAGTGGTTTTTAAGTCTATGAATTTAGACAAGGCATCTGACTTTGCTGATGATTATAATGACAGTCTTTAATTAGACTGTTCATTCACAATGAACACTTAAAAATAATGAACAATATTAATTATTAAATTATGAAAAACGAAACTTTAGAAGAAGCAGCTCAAAGATATAATAACCCAGTTAGTGAAAGATATGAAGAATTTAATAATTAAAATTATGGGAACACATTTTTATAAATTTGTAAGGTCAGTATCAGGAAATTTAGTATTTCAAGGTAAATATGATATGAAATATTTTGAAACTCAAGATTTTGGAATATTAATAAAAGATACTGATATAGAAAGTACACAAGATTCTTTTGTAGTTAGTAGATATAGAACAGTAAAATCAGGAAAGTCTTGGTTAAATAATAATAACAAATAACAATTTAATAATTATGACACCAAAAGACAAAGCAAAAGATTTAATTGATTGGGCGATTACTAATGGAGCTTCTAAAGAAGTTGCTAAATTATTTGCAACTAAAATAGTTTATGAAATATTATATATATGTAATGTAAAACCATTTACTTTACACAAAGAAAAAATTAAATATTATATTAAAGTAACACAAGAAATAGAAAAATTTTAAAAAAAACAAATTAATAACCTTTAAAACAAACAAAATGGACAAACTACAAATTTTATTCAAATTAGAAACTTGCATTTCTATTTTAGAAACAACTGAAAATGTTTATGTACGTAAACAATTAGAATTAATTGCTAATGCATTAGTAAAAGATTGGAATGAATCAGAAGCTTATGCTCAACAAATTAGAGACGTATTGAATTATGATGAAACAATGAGTAATTTAGATAAAATAAGAATATGAAAAAACAAACGGCAGTACAATGGTTAGAAAGCGAAATGCTAAAGCCTAATTTAAGTATTAAAGATATACTTATACAAGCCAAAGAAATAGAAAAGCAACAAATTAAGGATGCTAATATAGTTGGTGTTAATTGTGGATTATATGGTTACAGAAGTGCAGAACAATATTTTAATAAAACTTATAAAAAATGAATGAAGCTGCATACTTTACAATACAATCTAAAGTACAGGGATTAGATAGAGAATTGTTCCAATACATAAATGAATTAATGTCCGGACAAAGTTTAACATCTGATGACCATTTAAAGATAATGATTGATAGTACAGAAAGAGAAATAAAAATGTATGAATACATTTTTAAATTAATTGTTAACGATACAAATAAAAATTAACATGGTATTATTATTTGATGCAGACAGTTTAATATTTGCTAGTTGTTTGAAAAGACAAGAATCAAAAGAAGATGATAAATTTTATACTAATATAGATTTATCAATACATAAGTTTGAAGAAGGATTTATGAGCATTATAAATCATTTAGAAGATATTTATGAGATAGAGAAAGTATTAGTATTTTCAGGTTCTAAAGGTAATTTTAGAAAATATATATCTCCTAAATATAAAGCTAATAGAATAGGAACTGAATTACCTCCATTGTTAAATGATATGCATAAATTTGTTAAAGATAACTATGATTCAATAGTTGGACATGGAGTTGAAACAGACGATATGGTTGCTAGGTATTGGTATAATTTATCAAAAGAACACGGAAGAGATAATGTTATGATAATATCTTTAGACAAAGATTACAAGCAATTCCCAGCTTTAATTTACAATTATCATTATAATCATAAATGTATTTACAATATATCAGAATCAGAAGCTATGTATAATTTTTACGAGCAAATGATTATTGGTGATGGTGCAGACAATGTTAAGTATTGTAAAGGTTATGGTAAAAAATATGCTGAGAAATTATTTAAAGATTGTGATTCACATTATAAATATACAAAAAGAGTTTATGGATTATTTAAACAGATACATAAAGGAAAAGCTAAACAAAGATACATTGAATGCTATAATTTGTTAAAATTAAAAACAAATTAAAATAAATTTTTATATTTACAAAATATTAATTAAAAACAAATAAACAATGAACATTTTAGAAGAAGCAAACAAGATTATTAATACAAGGTCTGAAGAAAAAGAAAGAATGTATGGACCATTTGAAGAAGGTATGGAAAGAGCAGCTGTGATAGCTTCTAATTGCATAGGTAAACATTTAACTACAAGTGATATGTATATGTGTCTTGTAGCTTTAAAGTTATCTAGACAGTCTTATAATCATAAAGAAGATAATCTACTTGATGCAGTAGCTTACTTAGGAAGTTTGAACAATTATTTAACAGACAAATAAAATGAAAAAAACAGCAATTACATGTGTATTTTCAAATCCTCAATATGCTAAGACTACGCCTAGAGGACTAGAATTAATATACTTAAAAGAATTATTAGAAGAAAAAAATAGAGAAGTTTTAATATTTGGAAATAAATGCAGAACAAATAAAGATTTAGATTTCTTTATAGATATAAAAAGTATTAAAGAATATGATTTAGATTCTATTATAATTCAATTAGCACCTGCAAATTTCTTTGGAGGAGTATTTAGCGAATACTCAGTAGATGCAATTAAAAATTTAGCAGATATATATGTAGATAATAAAGTTAAATTTAATATAATACCAACAGACCCTAGAATAAAACCAGTAAATCCAGCTTTAATATTTAGTGAAAGATTTAATATATTAAAAGAATATGTAGATATTTGGGATAATATAATAAAAGAATCAATATATCTATTTCCAGGCAAAAATCTAAATAAATTCTTTGATATGGATATTAAATTTAATGTATTTAAATTAGATTGGTTTGCTTACATATTTAAAAAAGGAGTTAGTTTTTCTAGTTTTATAAGTGATAATGAAAAAGAATTTGATGTAATATATTATGGTGATAAAAGAGGTTCGCATAGAAATAATAAAATAAAAAAATATATGCCTTATTCTACTAAAAATCTTTTATTAGGATATAAAGAACCAAAGATAACTTATGCTACTTTTAAAAATAAAGTAAATCATTCTGAATTATTTGAAACTTTAAATAAATGTAAAGTTAGTTTAGTTATTGGAGATAAAGAACACGAAGACAATGTTGCTACATTTAGATTTTATGAAACTTTAGCATCAAGTTCATTAGCAGCAATTGATATTAATTTTGACCCTAATAAAGAATTAATTAAAAATGAAATATTAAGAGATATTTTATATGTTGATTGTATGAATGATGTGAAAAAATTAGTAAATTTGTATTCTGAAGAATTAATATTATTACAACAATTAGAATTAAAAAGAATATTTGATGGAATTAATTGAAAATAATAATTATAGTTTTAAGTTTGCAGGCGAAATATTAAATTGCAGACTTTATAAAATAGTAGAAAAAGATGGTGAATTACTTTATTGGTTCACAGATAACAAATACAAATATCCAATTAGAAAAGAAAATATATGTGGCAATTTAAAACAATAACAGAAGCATTTGAATACTATTACGAAAAGTTAGATAGTCAAGTAGAACAAAAAGAAACAGGTACTAAAGCATTGTACAATCAAATATTTACTATATTAGATACATCTGAAAAGATAGTTAAATCTGAATTTAGAAACTTTAAATTAGATTACGCTGAAAAAGAATGGGAATGGTATTTAAGCGAAGATAGAAGTGCTATTGAAATAGCTAAAGTTGCTAAGATTTGGTATAATCATATGGATGAACGTGGTTATGTTAACTCAAACTATGGATGGCAATGGAGTAGAAACAATCAATTAGAATATGTAATTAAAGAGCTTCAGAGGGATAAATATTCTCGTCGTGCATTGATATCTATCTACGATGGTAAAGAACATTCTGATTACTCTAAAGATACTCCTTGCACATTGTCAATTCAATTTTATTTTACACCTGATTCAGATAAACTTCATATGACGGTATTAATGAGAAGTAATGATTTATGGTTTGGATTTTGTAATGATGCTTATACTTTTTTAAGTTTACATAAATTAGTTTGTAAGTCTTTAAATGTAGAACAAGGATTCTATACTCATTACGCTAACAATCTTCATATATACGAAAGACATTATAATAAAATGTTAAAATAATTTTTAGTTAACAAAAAATGTTTATATTTGTCAAATAATAATTTAAAAAATAATAAAATGGAACCAAAATTTGAAGACTTAGGATTTTTTATTGAATACCATTCTGATAATGGTAAATTTTTAGGAACTACTTTAATAAAAGAAAATGATAGAGATAGTATAGGTTACTATAGTAGATTAGATTTCATAGCAAATGAAGACATTATATTGCAAAATAATAAAAAAATAAAATCTGGGACAAAATATCGTTCTTATATATATCCAATGTGTGGTAAATTAATTAGATAATGTTTTATATATATCATATAAAAGGAATTAAAATAGGATGCACTAATGATTTAAGAAGACGTGTTGAACAAATACAAGGTTATAAAGACTACGAAATATTAGCTACTACAGATAGTATTAAAGAAGCTTCTAAGTTAGAGATATACTTTCAAAACAAATTAAATTATAAACAAGATAAAAATTCATACTTACAATTAACAATAAACAAATTAAAAATGAACAAAATGGTACACATCACAGACAGAACATTAACTTTCAAAGGAACAGATGACCAAAAATTAACTGGTTATAAATTTCCTTTATTAGTAGAATTATTAAATGGAGAACATATAGAGTTTGATAATAGAACTATAGAATGGATATTACAAAACAACGCAAGTTCTCAACATAATAAAGAAAGATTTATATATATAGAAGCTTTACTTAATTTCTTAAATGTAAATAAAAATACTGAATTAGAAATATTTAGCAATATTAGAGAATGGGCTAAACAAAAAGGAATATTAGATAAAGGAGATGTAAAGACTCAATATATAAAACTACAAGAAGAATCAGGTGAATTAGCTAAAGCTTTATTAAATAATGATAAAGAAGAAATAATAGATGCTATTGGAGATTGTGTTGTAGTATTAACTAATCTTTCTAAATTAGCAGGTTATAATATTGAAGATTGTATATTAAGTGCTTACAATGTTATAGCAAAAAGAACAGGTAAAATGGAAAATGGAACATTTATAAAAGACAAATAATGGACATAACAGATAGATTAAAAGAAATAATATTAAAAGAAACTAATATAGATATAAATATAGATAGAAGAGATAGAGAGTTAGTTGAAATGCGAGCTTTATATTATACTGTATTAAAAGAAATTAATAAAAAATACACATTACAAGAAATAGGAGATTCAGTAAATAAGAATCACGCTACTGTAATATATGGACTAAAAGAATTTAAAAACTTTAGAAGATTTAATAGTTCATTAGATGATTTATACAAGAAAATATATAAATACTTTGATTTACAATACGAAACAGGATATAATGAAAACGATAAATTAGTTTTAGATATATCTGATTTGATGATTCAAAATAATGTATTAAAAGAAGAAGTTGAAATTTTAAAAGCGAAAAAATTAAAGTTTGATTATAAAATTATACAAAAGTTAAATGATTTGTTGGACAAAACAAAAGGAACAGAACATCAAGAAGTAATGATACTACGCTTACAAGCTATCTACGATATGAATATGAAAGTAATAGAACATAATAAAAACAAATAAGATGAAAACAATAAACAACTTAATAGAACAAATAGTAGATTTAAAAATAGAATTAATTAGATTAGAAAATAAAAACAATAAATTAGATAATGAATTAAATGCAAGTAAAAACATAATAGAAAATTTAAAATTAGAATTATCAAATATAAGATTAATAACAAGTGCAAATACAAAACAACAAGATGCCTGATATAACAATGTGTTCAGGAAACAACTGCGAACTATCAACTTTATGTTATAGATATAAAGCAGAACCAAGTAAGTATAGACAATCATATTTTTGTAAACCTCCCAATGAAGGATTAGAATGTGAATACTTCTGGGAATATAAAACCGATGAAGAATGAAATATATATTAGTATTAAGTGAATTTGATTACCAAGACAAAGAAAGATTGGTAATAGGTGTAGCATCTTGCAGGAAGTCTGCTCTAATAATGATAAGAGAATATTATGGTAATTATGCTTTTTTAGATGATATCAAAGACATAAGAGAATTTAATATTGATTTTTTAATAGAAGTAAAAGTAGATGGATGCAAATATAGGGTAACTGCTATGGAATTTTCAATAGATGAGATATGAAATATATATTAGTGTTATTAGCTTATGAGTTTATAAGGTCAAAGTTAATTTGGCTATGGTATTATTTAATTAAAAAAGGAACAGAATGAAACCAATACATAAATTTAATAATGGTAAAGGTGC